GCGATGCTTGAGAAGATCGTGACTCAGACCGACAACGATTTGGATGACTTGGCTGTCAAGCACCTCAAGAATCTGCTGCTTCCTGACACAAGGATTGAAAAGTAGGTAGTGTCCGGCATTATCCAGCTGACCCTGCTGCTATCGCTAATGGCACTAGCGTTGCTGCCCTTTTTTAGATGGTTTCGTGGTACGCCCCACCAATTGGCTGCAATTAAGCAGCTTGAAGAGTCCATTGCTCCGGAGCTACTGGAGGAAGACGGGGCTGATTGGTTTCAAGTCTGGAAGGAAAGTGGGTACGACCAACAGATCTACATGCCTTACTTCAGGCAGCTCGACAACAAGACTGGAACGGGCTATCGGGAGTGTTTCAGCTCAGCGGCAGCCATGGTGGCGGCGTATTACAAGAAGGTTCGTACGGATGATGAGTACAACAAAATACGTGCGAAATACGGAGACACCACGTCGGTAGAAGCTCAGTTAGCAGCGTTGCGGAGCTTGGGCTTGGAAGCTGAGTTCCGCAAGGATGGCGATGCTGACATGGTGGAGCTTGAAGTCGAAGCTGGCAGGCCAGTGCTGGTTGGCTGGTTGCACGCAGGCAACATGCTTCGTGGCGAGCCACCAATGTGCAGTGGCTTGGGGTGCGGCCATTGGAGCGTGATCAGCGGCTACGCGGGAAAGAACAGCAGCGATCCAGAGTGGATCATGCAAGATCCGAGAGGTTATCCCGAGATGGAAAAAGGCGGGCATAGCAACCCGCACTTGGGACGTAATGTTCGTGTGAGGCAGGCAGCTTTCTACCAGCGTTGGCAGTCTGAAGGCCCTAGGACGGGCTGGGTCATCCTTGTGAATGAGTGAGTTTTATTGGATTTGGGCGTTTATTAGTGCGTTTTGGACAACTGTTGTAGTGCAATGCGCCAAGCCCGTGAACTGGGACCAATGCTCAAGGGTCAACGACTGGCTGGTGCCTTGGGTCAGAGACACCATGGACATGCACAAAAACGGTGCTTACCATTCGGAAAGAAAGATTCTGCAACAATCCGATGGGCTGGGCAGACTGGATGCAGGTGGTCCCGACAACGGAAGAAGCCTTTGAGCTTGAACGCAGCGTCAGAGAAGTCAACAATTGCCAGGACGAAGAAGTTTTAAAACAGCTTTGCGCTGGTCTTGTTCGGCAGAGCTGGCATCAGGGCAAGCTGCTTAGCCAAGCTGTCGGCCGCATAGGAGAACTGGACGCCAAGCTTGCCACTTGGGACTAGGAGCCTTTGCCAAGAATCTTGGTGCGGTAATACCGAACGCAAGATTCGTAATGCCATTTTGCTTTCCAGTCCTGCTTAAAATAACGAGTCATCCCCATGTGACTCACTTCCCATAGCAGCAGCCCTTCTTTCTCCACCTGCTTGATGGTTGGCTTCATAAAAAAGGAGCGCGTGGGCGCTCCTAGTCTCTCGTTCAACATATAGATTAAAAGTCAGCGCCTGATTTGTCAGCTGGACGTGGCTTGGCATCACTAAGAGCCATCAGCAGATAATCGTTGCCCGCTTGGCTTTGACGCGGCATCAGGTTGGCGCGGAGCTTGACGCACTCCTCACCTTTTTGATTTTCCCAGCGGTCTGCGGTCTTGACCCATTCGACCATCTTGCGCAGTTCAGTCACAGGCACTTCCATAGCTGCCCAATAGTGGCCGTCTTTTTTTTGGTCTTTGTTGAAGTTGCCCCAGATGTTGAAGGCGTCGGGTGCGAAATCAGGCATTACTTTACGTGAAAAAATTTGAGGATGATGGTTTGCAGCGCAGCGTTAATCACGCCTTGGTGGCGTTGGTCAGCGTAGTGCTGCAGCTGTTCGGCTAGCTGCTTGTCCAGCCGAACTTGAAAATGCTGAGCACGACGTTTGTCGTCTTGCTTTGCTTGCGTGGTTTTTTCATCAGGCATACTCATTCATGACGGCTTGAATCCAAGCCTCGTGCTTTTTGCTGGTGATTGCCGGGGCAACTTTAGCCTTAGCGTCCAGGTTAAATTTTGAACGGAACGCTGCACAAAAGGCTTCGCGATTGCTTTGTGGCATGTCGCCAATCCAGTTCAGCAGGAAGCTGCGTTCGCTTTCTACAAGATACTGATCTTCTTTTGGCAAACCGGCAACCGTCGGCGCAGCTGAAGGCTTTGCCTTCTTCTCTTCCCGGTGAGGGTTTTCAACCTCTTCGCGTGCCCAAAGCTGCCATGCAAGACCGAACTGTGCAGCAGCAGCTGTGCAAAGACAGCGGCGATGGCTGTCTGTCAAATCGCGTGCGCTGACCTTGCCAAAGGCGATAGCGTTGTTGCGGTTGTCCATGATCGCCTGCGGAAAATGCGGCGATGTTTGACGATCAGGGCCAATAAAATAACCGACAACATAGCCGGTTTCATTCGGTGCCTTCCAAACGTGCCCACCACCAGGAGCAGTTGCTAAGGCAAATTGCCATCCAGGGGCATGAACATGAAGCAAGTGCATCGTGCGGCACCAATTCACATAATCAGCTTTGTAGCTGCCAGTTCCTTTTTGGCTTACGTCATCAGTGGTGATGACATCGCCAAGATTAGGGAAGGGCTGTGATTGTAATGATGGCTCCGAGGAAGTCATCTGTTTGATACCTCTTGGTTGCGTGGATTGAAATGATCTGACTGTCGTTGCGCAGCAAGACGCTGGCTACAGCATCACCAATGGCATCAGCTACACCGCGACAAAGTTTGTCAAGATCGGGCGTTTTGACGTGATGGACTGGAGCAGAAGCTTTGAGCTTGCCAGCGTTTTTACCAGTGCCGTAATGCGACAAAGGACGCTTGAAAACAAACTCACACTGAAGTGAGACTGCGGCATCAATGTTCCACTCTTCGGGCCTGTGACGATGTGCAGCAGCTGCAACGTCACTGCGCCAACTAGCAAGAGATTCTGCATTGTTAGCAATGACCCTGCTCTTAAAGGCACGCATAGAACCTTGCGGGACTGGCGTGCCGAGAACAGCGAAGGTGACGCTACTGGAGTTGGCTGAAGGCTCTGTCAATGGCACTGTTCAGGAGGGCCTGAGCAAGTTTCGATGCACTGAGTTTAGGCTGCTCAAACTCAATAAATTCACCTGCGATTGACACGTTGGTCATGTTGCCTTTAGTGGCCTCTGAGATCTTGGCAAGCTTGTCAGCTCGGCTTTGATCAAGGACAATTTGCACGTTTTTCATTTGAGGGATTCGCAGGCTTTTTGGACACCAGCATTACAATCACGCTGGGTCATTTCAGTAAGGGTTGTGTCGAGCGAGTACCAGAAGGCACCGCCCATCAGGAAGCAAAAGACTGCAATGACAATGGCATTGGTCTTGGGGCTGCGCCGCTCAGGGTCATAAAAGCCTGGGCTGCGATCGTAGATGCTGTTGGGTTTCATGAGCGAACGAGAAAAGGGCTCATGTGCAGCAGTATGACGTAGGTGGTATGCCACGTCAAGCCTCTTTCGTTTCATTTAAAAGTTTGAGCAGTTCTAAGCCTGCCTCTGTCAAAAAATTTCTTTGCCCAAGCCGAGAGCTGATTCGGCCTTGCACCACTGCTGCTTTTTTAGTGCGCGGGTCATTCTGAAACTCAGTTAATCTATGAGCTTCTCTAAGAGTGCGCGAGGCGCGGCGACCAGTTTCAGCAGATCTTACAAATCCTTTTTCAAAAGCCACCTGTCCCGCATTCACGTCACTGTCTTGATGGTAGTAATGATGTTGCAATAAATAAAAGTGAACATCTTTAAGCTCTAGATTTAAAGATTCAGCAGCCTGTCTGCTTGTGTCTGGGTCTTCAGCCCGATGGTGCTTGTTCATTGGTTGTTTTCTTTTTGAGGTTTGTGGATTTGGTCAATAGCTTGTCGAATTAGAAGAGCAATGGAAATACCGTTGCCTGCTTTTTGCTTCAACAAGTCGTATTGCTCGCCGGTGATTTGAATGCAAATTCGTTTCATCAATAGTCGCCATATTCAGGGTTCGTTGCGGTCAGATCTTGCAATCGCGTAAAGGGATCTTTGTTAAAGCTGAGCTGCTTGTCTACCTTGTGCTCATTCCTAACTCGCCTGGTATCGCCATTCATGAACTTGTGAGCAGCATTGACCGCCATACGCAAAGCATTGAAGTCACTAAAATATAAATTTTGTAGCTTCAGGCTTTCAATTTGCTTGTAAATCTGAATAGCGGCTTTATCGTAGCAGTCTTGATATGGAAAGGTTTTAGAATGTCCATAGTGGGTTATTTGCATCCAATGCAAAGCCCTTTCTTCTGCATCCATTCCATGCTGATAAGCATTAAATGGTTCATTTTTCATTTGCGCCCAGATTTTAAGCCCGCAGCCGGTTAGCAAGCCTTTGCAGGCAGTGCTGTCTTTTACATCTTTGAGGTAATCAAAATAATCTTTAAATTTTAAAAAATGCTGCTCAACTGTTGGGTCGTGCTTTGGTAGCGACCATTGATTTGTACCAACAGTAGGCTTGCCAATGTCTGCCATTGCGTGCCTTACCGCAGCACATTGAGATCTTGTAATCCTTATGCCGTTGAATGTAATCCTGTCGGACATTGAGCGGCTTTTTCCTAAATCAAACCGCAGGCCCTGTTCTTTATGTGTGTTGAGCATTACAAGGCACCACTGCCCTTCATTTGACTCAACAATGGCGGTCAGGCGATGTTGACCGTTTGTAATTTCGCCTGTTGTGCTGAAGCAGATAGCAGAGTCACTAACCTGAAATTTTTTGTTTTTCATTTCAGAAACCAAGCGTGAAACTTGATTCTTGTTAAGTGATCTGTTGTTTTTGCAGTTGTATCTGAGCATTTGCGATGCAGCGCCAGGCTCAATGAAAACAATTGCTGGTTGCAATAACGCAGGCTCGGATGCTGCGTTTGTGGCTACTTTGCAGTCGTAGATTGGGTGCTGTTCAGTTGCTTCGTCGCTCTCAGCAAAAAAGAAACTGTCATAATCACGAATGATCATAATGTTGGGTTGTGATCGGCCGTAGGCGGACGTCACCCGCCTGCGGCATCAAACTAACGCCAAACTGATGCCAGGTCAAGTTATTGTCTTTTCTTGGCCCTGGCCTTGGCCTTTGGCTTTTTCTTCTGCCTCTTCGGCTTACTGCTGACCCTCGCAACGGTCTCGACGTAACCAGGGGGCTCAGGCACGCCCCCCTTGCGCAAGATCTCAGACCAGTTCACGCAGACTGCAGCCGTTCAAGCATCCCTACCTTCACGCTGAACTCAGCTTTTGGCCTGCCGCTATTCCGCGCCGTTGGCTTGTAGCACCACTCGTTGTCAGGCACACAGATCTCAGCAGTGGCCCAAACGTGATCACAGGTTTTGCATTGACGCCTGCGGCTGATGGCCTTGTCGCTCGTGTGTCGTGATTCAAGGACGCTGATCCAAGAGCATCCGCACTCAGGGCACTTCATCAAAAATCAGGGATGGTGGCGTTGAAAACTCCCCATGCGTTTTCCCATTCCTGCCATCCTTCAGGATCTGAGTTGATGATCCGCGTGCGCTCAGGCCCGCACACCACCGTTACCAGATCTGTCACCACCAACGAGGGGTGATGCACCGCAAGGAAGCTCCTGTAAGCCTGAAGCTGGGCAGTTGCTGGGCGTCTGCTGGAGACTCCCTTTTTACTAGATACCGTCTTCAGGTCGCCAAGAATCACTCGCTTGTCGTTGGGATCTGTAGTGCGCAGCAAAAAATCAAAGCTGCCGCCAATCCGCTTGATCTTGTCGCACACCGCGTATTCAGTGGCCAGGGTCTCGACGCCTTTAAAGAGCGGCTCATCTAGCAGCGGCTCGATCCACGGTGCCCACTTGTCGTCGTAGATCGATCCTTCGCCAAGCAGGAACTCATCGCACAGTACGCGATGAATTGTTCTGCCCCTTTCTGCCCATCCATCAGGGCCATCCTTCGTGCGCTCGATGGCAGCCCGTTGAG